CGTTCTATTGCATCCAGCCTGTCTAACAAAATCCTGTTTTGGTTTATTATTTCAGTGATGGCCCGGTTACCGGCGTCAAGTTTTTCCGCAGTTATCGCTTCGCCTTTTACCCATCTGTGCGGAGTTGAATAACTATCAACCATCTTATGTGCTTTCCTGCGCTGGCGGCGAACCTTCTAGGCCCGGAAATTCCGCCGTGAAGTCATGCTGAAAATGAAGCTCAACGGCTGCAATGTGGTTTATGTCTTTGGCGGATGATTGGTTGTCTGGTGTATGCGAATGTTGCTCCGGGTTAATGCCTGTCATTCTTTTACCCGGTTGGGATGGGTCGGTGGCATAAATGTACGTTTTAAGCCAACCTTGGTGATCCGGCGTGTCCGGTCTATACTCAAAGGTGAAATCGCAAGCATACTGCACGATGTTAGTCCGGACGCCTTCCTTCACAATGTGGCCAAGAACCTGAGTGGTTAACCCGGTACACATCCATTGCCCCGGACTAAGGAATAAAAAATTATTATTATTGATTGCCCCCAACCTGTGATTGACGTAGTGCGCGATGTTTGTGCCGTGACTGAAATCGCTAGTGCCGTCCGGATCTATTAACCGCACGCACCTAAAACTCGCCACAGGCATTGGCCTTAACGCGGTAACTGTTGGCGTTTGTATTGCGCCCAAGCTGCTATTTAATTCTGTAGTGTCCGGCCCCCTGACTTGGATATCTTGGCCGTAAATGTCTTGGCTAACCGTTTCATGTACTAGCGAAAAGTTCCAATTGACATCCATAAGGGTTAGTTCTTGGTCGCTAAGGCCCACCGCTATTCGCTCGTAATGGCATTCAATAACACATTGATCCATTGAGGCGGTTACGCCATCAGATCCCAACGACATACCCTGCACCGGCTTTATGCTGCGGGTCATACATACCAACGCCGGTAGATCTGGGTGGCTTTCACCAACAACGGGAACATCCGTAACTTCTGTGCCTGTAATTAGCACCCTGTCGGTGCCTTCCCTATCGCTCAGGGATGTGGTTGGAGACTCGACCTGATTCCTTAACGTGGCACTGTTTAACCCGCTGACCCTGAACACGCGGGTAAGCGATGCGATCCTGCCGTGGCGTTCACTAACGACCGTCCCCGATTCGTAAATATTTGATGTGACTGTATGCGGCATTTAGTTACCCCACTGCGGTAGTTCCTCTGGTGTTTTGTTCTATTTTCTCAAGCACTTCCGCCATTTTATTCTGATCTCTTTTATTGCCAGAGAACCCGGGAGCCACAGCACTAGCCCCAGCGCCGTGAGCGGCGCGAACCCTGTTTATTTCGATACTTCTTAACTCGTCAAATTGCCTCGAAATCTCCGCACTCAGGCCGGGAGCTTGCCGCCTTCGTCTTTCAAACTTCTGCTCTATCTCCGCTTCCTTGCGAGCCAAACTTCCCGGTTCTAACCTTGCCAATTCTAATTCCATTTCCATTTGCCTTGAAAATGCTTTTCTGTTTCCAACGCTATCCCTGATTGCATTCGTGAACCGTTCCGCTTTTTTTATTGCCTCGTCCATTGTGCGTAAAAAAGTAATAGAGCCGTCCGATAGCACATCCAAAAACTCAACGGCAGCGGCAGCCATAGGGCCAATACCGGCGGGCATGGTTTCGATTGTGTCTAACACTCCGCCCCATTCACCCTTGGCCGCTTTGGCTACGGCGGTCATACCTTTGGCAGCAAGCTCAACCGCACCCATCGTAGCTAAAACCGTCGCACCAGCAGTAGCCATTTTTCCAAATGGATTATTCTTTTCTACCATGTCCTCCATTTTTTCTGCTGACTTTTTGACTGAACCCTCCGCCTTTCGCAAAGACTGGTCTAGCTTGTCCAGTTTGGCGGCGATCTCTACTTCTAATTTTCCGACTTTTGACTTCGCCATTTTTTTATCTCAACGCCTGCTTGCATTCCTCCAATGCTTTATCGTAAGCAGCCAACTTGCCGGTATTCCTCCGCAACTTTATTGCGTTCGCCCTTGCGTCTACCTCGCCAGTTTCAAATTTAATTATTTCCACGATGGATTCTAAATATGCATCAAGCTGAACCATCGTGAGCTTCCACGGATCAATCCCGCCGTGGTAAAACCTGTTTATTATTGCGCACTCCGTAACCAGATCACGCTCTAATCCGGTAAAGGGTCGCGGGGTTCTCCATTCTCGCCTTCTGGCGTTTTTGAATCGCCCAAAAACATATCTATTAATTCGCCAATGAGTTCTATTTTTGAGGAAACCGACATGCAATCCAAATCCTGTTTTGATATGGCATTGTTGCATCGTTTTGATGCGGCAGTAAGGCATTTATCAATACCAACCGGCGTGTTGCACCAACGCATAATATCCGCAAGCCCAATAAGAACCTTGAACTGCTGGGGCATATCAATGCTTTGCTGCAATACGCCAAAGTCCTCCAAGACCAATTTCCACTCCCTGCCGAATCGACTGATAGCCGGTGCGGTTATTTCCTCAAGTGTCTCTTTCATTCAGCAACTCCGTAAAACTTTTAACCTACAGCAACAGTACCGTTGGACTCAAAATCAAACGACATTTCCAGCGGCCCGCCGGGGCTGGACTTGCTCAAAGATATGTTTGAGAGTACCGCATTAAATGTTAGCGTCCTACCGCTTCCGTACGTTATCCGAAAATCCGTAACCTTAAAAGATGAGTGGGTCACAACGTGGGCGGCGGATGAATCATTGCACAACCCGCTACAAGAACCCGTTACGTCTTGAGTTCCAACCTCTTTGTTTTTGAACTGGCTTTGGAATGTCTCATACATATTTATATCGGAACGATAGTTGTAAGTGAAAGCTGTTGAGTGTATGGATAGACCCCCGAAAATCGTGGTCATCTCTACTGCAGCATTATAACCGGCTTGTATTGCCATTTTGTTTATCCTTAATCTGATCCAGTAATGTCGTAAATCGTCGTAATAAGTATGGCGTCTTCCACTGGCTCGGTTGTACCGATGTCCGTGGCTATGCTAGTCACATTAGAAAAGCCACTAACCGTCAACGTGACCTTATGCAATAAAACAACCAGCTTATCGTTAATCGCCCTCAATACGTTGGGGCCACTGGCCAGACTACCCCAAACTTGGCACTCCAGTGTCGCTGATAGGTGCGTATCAGTTAAACTTAATAACTGCGGGTCGCTGACCACTGAATATATAGCCAAGGGCAGCGTTGCGTTTTGAGGCGCAAAGTCTTGATAGATCCTACCGCCTACATCCGAATAAAATGTGCCGCCCCCGGTAGCCGCTACCAGCTTGGCATTGATTCCGTTGTAAAGGTTAACTTGCGACATTCTAATTACCGTATTGAACTAACACGCTTATCTATCGCCTGCGTGACCCTGCGCATTATTCGGTCGAAAATACCGCTTTGGGATTTCCTGAACGTAGGGCGCATCCAAGGTCTGTTTTTATTTTCTTCCAACTGATATCCATAATCCAAATTGGTGCCTACGAAAACGTACGGACGTTTCAAACCCTTTAACTTGCTCTTGTCTATCTGTATCGAACGGCGAAGATTGCCCTCAAAAACGGTTGGCGGATCTCCGGGTGCAGATGCTCTATATCTCCGTACAGACCCGCCAAATATCCGCTTGGTGTAAATCCTGCCCTTGCCGGGCTTGCTTATTTTCTTTTTTAATTCACCCTGAAGCCAAATAGACGCCTCAAGTATACCGGGGATAACACCGTCTTCCACGATATCCTCAATCACCTTATTACCTTCCCATTGCAGTTTATAAGCCATCTATTTCCTCGCAGGATAGCTGCAACACTTTGCCCCTCATATTCAAATCCGTAACGTCTTGAACGTCCAAGGTGCGGCTAACATTACTGCCGCTTGAGTCGTCCGTCCATTGTATTCGGTCAGTCTCTTTAATATCTTGCGCTGGCAACGTAAACACCATCCACGTTCGCCGGTTACGTTCACCGCCAAAAGCCGTGGCCTCAGATCCGCCAGCCTTTTGTATTTCGCATTGCACGTTTGTTAAATGGTTACTCCAAGAGAACGACGGCGAGCCATTAGTAGCCGACTCGCTACGCCTCTGAACCGTTACCGACTTCCTGAAAAGGTGTATTGGCGACGCGAACGTACTCATACCGCCAGCCCTCCAACTTGTACTGAGCGATAAGATATAAGCCGGTTAATTATGTTCATGTTTGCGGCGTCAGGCCCAAGCAGCGAATAAGAATAACCGCCGATGGATTCGCTAGCTAATGCGGTATTAGTATTGCGCTTGCCGAAAGCCTCGGAAACCATTTCATTAACCACGCCCGTTATATCATCCGGTATAGTCTCGTAACCGCCCCTGTAATCAATAACCACATTGCGCCTGCCTCGCGGCATCCTAGATGTGCCACTAGGCCACCCGAAGTCTTCCCAGTCGCTAAACTTCAGCGTTCCTGCGGAGTAATCAACGTAATAATCATCGTCTTGCTGTTCATCAGAGTACGTGAGCTTGACGGATCTGCCTTTCGCCTCTTGCCCGCCTAGAGGCCTAAGCTCCGCAGTTGGCACGTTAACCAATTCCGTTGCAGACCAGTCCGTTACGGAGGAATTAATTTGAGACACAAGCACGTTGGTACTGGCCTTTGACGAAAATAAAATATTGGTTTCCGTTTTCGCGCCCGCACTGCTGAAACTTCTCAGCCTAACCCCGCCATTCTGTCCTTCCTCATCGTAATACACTTGGGCATTGGCTCTTATGCCTGAGCCGTCATACTTTACGGTCATGGCATCCTCTGACCCACTAGCCACGCGATTAACATAAACAATCGGATAATTCTTCACCGAAAAAAACTGCTCCCGATCGCCGTCAAGGCGTTCAACATAATCGGACGCCTTAAAGCGTCGGTTGCAGTACTTTTCGATTTTATCCGACACGATGTTTATTAACTCCGTTAGTACCGTGTCGTGGGTTGTTACTGAAATTCCTAAATGACGCTTGATGCTGGCTAATGATGTGAGTGCGCGGCTATCCAATGAAACGGACGACCCGGAACTAACCCCGGCGCCGTCCCACGTTAAGTCTGCTACGTCTAGAACGCTATCTGTGGTTGCAGGTGCAGACCCTGCCCTTAAGTAAAATATCGCTACTACCCTAGTTCCAATTTGTATGGCAGTTGGAAAATTGGCAGTGTAAAAGTCACCGCTTCGGTCGGTCATGGCAATATCGTAATCGCCAATGCTTCCATCAGACCAACTAGCCCAAGCAGTGTTAGCTACATCCCATACCTTTTTGTCACTTGGGTTTCGTATGATTACATAAAGATTCGCGCTCGCACCCTGATAAGTAATTTGTAATTCATCAGACATCAGCTAAAGCCTTATCCTTAACTTTTCTTGATTTCATGAATTTATCGCGGCGTGGTTTTGAAATGGCCTTATGATGCGAAGCGGCTTCTGCTTTTTCGCAATGACCTTGAGACACCCTCAACTCAGCCAATCCATCAGGCAAATCCAAAGATTCACCTTTACGCCATCGTCCAAACGATCTTAAAGCGATTAGTTTCATGCGGTTGCTCCGTTGGTTTTGAAAACCGACTGGCGGATTTTACTCCGCCAATCGGGTAATTAGCTTATTGAGCTAAATCATCCACAGTTACACGCGCAAGATATTACCTGCGCCTGCTTCTGCTGCTGTGTTGGGGGCTTCTTCGCCGCGCGACAATTCGCAATGAGCCGACATAAACGTACCAGCCGAACCGTCACCAGCAGTCGCCACCAAATCAAGGTAACGCTTCCGCTGTTTCAGGTCGATATTGAATACGAAAAATTTATTGTCGTCTGTCGCTGAAGGTAAGGTGCTGGTCGAACCACCAACATCACTGGAAGTCCCGTAGACCAACCCAGTTACATCGGCGTGGCCAGACCCCGACGAATCGGACTCTTGAACCTTTAACGCCGTCATGGCGATATCGGTTGCGCCGACGTAGCAAACAATCTTCGCATAGTCCCAGCCGTAAGTATCAATCTCAGCCGTTGTATACGATGCGTTATCTACGATAGCAGCGGGTGGAGTAACAGATACATACTTAACTGACTGTGCAGGGATCATGTTACTTTCCTTTATTGTTAAACGCGAAGCACATGCTCCGCGCCCATTTGTGAACTAGATTCGGGCAAATCATCACCACGACTCATCACGTTCAATATTGCTATTTTAGTCGCTGAGTCGTCAATGGTGAACGCTACACGGATATACTTTTTTCTTGGCCTTAGATCCAATTGCCACACCCAAAACTTATTAGTGGACGAACCGGACGGGAGCGCACTTGTCGATCCATCTATGTTCTTGTCCGTACCTACAACCGTTCCGCTTATCGTTACGAAATCGTCAGAGGTAGCGTCAGCTTCTTCCAAGCTCATAGCTGTAAGACCTGTGCCGCCCATGTCGCCGGTGTAAGCAATGACGGTTAAATAATTAAATCCGTCCATCTTTACATTTCGACCAGTTTTAGCTCCTGATGTGCTAGTCTCGGGATCATAAGCCCTGCGAACTTTTATATTTTGTCCGTGAATCATTTGATTTTTCCTAACTAGCTACCGGGAGTCTTCAGAGCCACAAAAGCGCCAGCTGTACTCGCGTTGCCCAAATCATGCGCAACAAAGTCGAAACGCTCAACGCCACGAATGGCCACTTGATCTTGATCGAAAAACCGCTCGCTTGAAGTCTGCACTTCCATAGCTTGGCGATCTCCAAACGTAGATGCAAGACGCAAATCACCAAAGCCAAGAATAACCGTGCTGGCTTGAGCGGTCAGCGTACTGTTGGCGACCTGAGTAATCACAACAGGATAACCCAAGAACGATAACTGACTACCCGCTTCTGTCTCACTTCTCGTCACGCCGCCTTGAGCGTGCGCAAGACGTTCCATGGAGTCAGAAAAACCGGCGCGTGAAATATAAAACTTAGCATTGGTCGCCGCATACTGTGGCAACTTGCCAACCAATGAATGAAAGTCAGCCAAGTCCAACGTACTGAAAGCGGTATTACCGGATGCAGCAGTCGAGAGACTGGCAGCATGATTGCCATCATTGACCTTGGAAAGTAAACCAATAACTCCGCCATACGTTGAAGTGCCATCACCATTAACGGCGTTGTTATCTTCAGCGTAAGCGAAAGCCTGAGCGATTTCATTGGCAACCAAGTCACCAATTGAAATAGCCGCATCGTCCATCAGTTCACGACTAACAGAAGTAAGCGTTGCCGCCTTAATAGCAGTCAGTTGCACATTATCAAAAGCTACATCGCTTTCAGTAATCGCACTGCCTTCGCCGGGATAATAAACCGTCAAACCGCCGGTGCGACGCGGAACAAGCATCGTGTCGGAAGTCATAGGCACTACCCTAGCGTTTTGGCGAATCACACCATATTCTTCAACAAGCCTAATAAGGTCAGCCAAGAACTGATCCGGAACAGCAGCGCCGCCAGCGGTATTATTTACCGTGGACATATCCTTCTGGCCGATCAGACCTTCTTTAGCAAGCCACTTTGACGATGACTCGTTGCGGGTGTGAATATAATTAAGCCAAGTACCAAAAGCATACGCCTTGTAATCCGCGTCTTTGCCTTTGAACGATCTAACGATAGAACGCTTGGCCCTTGCAGGAACTCTGTCGGATAGGTTGACTGACGATGATACAACGCGCTGAGGGAACGATTTTTGAGACTGCTTATTAATAGCAGTGGAAACCGCGCGCTCGATTGTCTCTTCGCTAAGCGATTCTTCGACTACTTCTGCCGGTTCTTCCTCAGCTTCAGCTTCCGCTTCCGCTTCAGGTGGTGCGCCGACCAAAATAATCTCTTCAACCAAAACTGGCTCGCCGTCTTGATTAACGACGGGGATCTCTTCTTCTTCCCCCTGCTTCACAAGAGCCATAATGGATTTTTTAATCGCTTCGTCATTATCCCCGTGAATATCCCGCAAACTAGGCACAAGTTTTTGTAAATCTTTTACATTAATAACTTTACCCATTTTGAATAATCCTAAATAAGACGAAAACCGTTAACGCCGCAGACTGCGGAAACCCGTCTATCCGATCCAGAACCGCACTAGCTAAGTGCATGACCTATCCGGCTCAGGCGGGAATTGCCTGACGATTCGCCCACATACTAGCATCGGCAAGCCAATAACGCCAGTTTTTTATTTCAATGCGATCAATGAGTGGATTGCCCGTTATAGAGCTTGGTGGTGATTTTATCTACTTGCTTTTCTAGTGCCGCGATTTTGAGGTCTTGGCGCGTATCTGACGGTAACTCGCCTGAACCCCATTTACCGGCGGGCCACAGCTTGGTGAAGCTGATCGCTTCCTCTAGATGCGGCTTCATCATTTGGATCTGATAATTATTATGCGCTACCTCGCCTTGCAATTGCGACGCCCACCAAACAATACCACCCAATTGCAATAATAGCCCGATACCAATGGCGACAAACTTAGAATCCATACCGCTCAACACCAGCAAAACCTCAACCGACCCGTCAGCCGGTTGAGGCACAAGGAAGCCGCACAACGACCTACCACAGTCGCTGCACTGACATTATCTAAAATAGATCCTACCCATCTTTTTAGCAACTGTTCGTTCTATGATATCAACGAGGTTCTTGCGGGGTTTCCGCGATTCGACTTTGGGTTTTTCTTGTGTTAGTGGGTATTCCCTCAACAGTAGCACAGACCTTTTACGTTCCGGCGCTTCATAATTGTAAATTTTCTTCGCTTGGTCTTTCGTCATGTACCCTTTTGATACGGTATTAATAAGGGCTTCTTGGTTGCACGGGATAGGCGTAACCGAGAACTCCAGAAGATCCCATTTGGAATGAACCATTTCCACATCGTCCCCGAATTTTTCCTTATCCCTAGATGACGGCCTGCGAGTTTCGATAGGTATAAAACCAACAGAGACTCCATTGGCGGCGCCGTGTTTCATCCATTGATGTACCGTATCTGGAAACCACTCGCCCCTGTGGCTCTTGGGCCTTGGAACTAGCTCTGCAGTCGCTGACCAAGAATTATTGTCTTGGTTTAGTTTAACCGCCTTGCCAATAGGCGTATCATAATCATGATTCCAAAACACCACTGGGTTGTTGTCAAAGTTTCCGCGTCGCATACCCATCGGCAACAATACCTCGTTGTCCCTGTCCAGCGCGGAAGTGGTGATCGTTGCAGTGAAGTTATGCCCGTTTGTTTTTATTGATGATGTGAAGTCTTTTTTTTTCATGTCTGCCATTTTATTATTCCTCGTCAAGAGGTTCAGTGATTGGTATTAAATCGCATCGGCAATTCGGATGCAACGGCGGCCCTTTAACGTCACGAAGGTTTACCTTCATCGTTCCGCCTTGAGTGCCTGTAATGCTTGAATTAATACTAGCGTATGATTGATCTAAGTTCATTTTTTTCTTGTTGAACTCTTTGGCTAATGATTCGCAGAACTCACAAGCGTTAGGAGCCAGCAGCCATTCCTTACCAATGACCACACCGGAATCCCGCCATGATTGCATTTCGCCTTCAACATAAGCGTTGGCGGATTCGGTTCGCGCAATCACCCGCGCGCGTTTCGGGCCTAACACGCCCGAATCAACGATATTTTGTTGCATGTCGTCTATGCCTAAGCCGTTTTCCATTGCATCAATAATTATTTGGCTTATTTTTCCGGATGTACCCCGTGCAATTTGCCCGCTTAATTGTATCCGGTGATTTTCAAGGAACGCGACCACATTAGGGTTGGTAACATCAAAGCCGCTTGTAACGCCGATCCTTTCTAAACCACTAGCCATACCCGCGCCTAGCATATCATCAAGGGCTAATTTCATTGCCTCTTGCAAATCAGAACTCAGCGATTCCAATTCTTTCAACGCATCGCCTATTGATTTATGAACTATTTTTTTTCTTGCTTTGCCTGTTGCGGTCTTTCCTACCGCTTCCAAAACCCTTTCCTCGTATTCTTCCAGAATGTCGGATATTGCATTGGCCAATCTGTTTTCCGGCGCGTCTGGTTGATCTTCTCTCGCTGTGTTATCGTCTGCGTCTGTTTTCCAAATAACCTCTGATTGCATTACCACTTTGGGTTTTTGCGGCAATAACCGTAGCGGGTTTTCCGCCTTAGTGCTTTCGGTGCTAGTTAGTTTTTCCAAACTTTCATTAAGCCCTTCAATACGCAAAGCCATTTCATTGAGGCGGTCTGACATTGTTTGGTGGCTGGCCTCGGATACAGTCGGCTGGTTGTCGGGGTCTTCCTCTTGCCGCAATGTGAATGGCTGCAACGCCGGGTTTGGTTGCCCTATCTGCTCTAGCGGAACGCCATTTATTCTTGCAACGTCGCCGCCATCAATAGGCGGATCGCCGTTCTTTTCCCTAGCTTCGTTTATCGTCCAAAGACCGGCGGCTGCCCGGCTGCTCGCTTCTGTTAAATCAAACTGCCGATCCTCCGGCACTGGATTGTCGAAAGCCAGAACGGCGTCGTTTTCAATTCCGTACAACGGCAAAAGTTGTTCATTAAGTTTTTGTTCAATCAGTCGCAACAAGGGGAGGATTGTGTTATTTTTCCAAGCTGCGAAGCCAGTTTGGGCGGATGCAAGGTTGGGATCGTTTGCTTTAAGTAGCGACACTGGAACACCAGCAACCGCCGCGATTTCCTCCACGATTTCATCCCTACCAGTCAAGTCTTTGGGTGAAAAATTAAGCGGGTGTAATTCTACGTCCCCGCCGAAAGATATAAAACGACCCGCCTTGGAATTGCCTTTTAATTTGCGCTCAACCGCAGCTTCAAACCTATCAAGCTGTTCCTTGTTTGTGCCGCTCTTGAGAACAAGCATGTAATCAGGCCGCGCGCGGTTGTCAGCCATCGCATTATCCATATTGTGGATGGATTGGTTTAGGGCGATAACGTC